CGTTGCCCTTGATGGTGTGCCCGTGGCCGCCGGTGACCTCGCCCTTGACCTCGATGGTGTCGCCACTTACAAGCACGAAGTCCTGAAAACCTGTCGAGCGGTTGTTCGCTACTGGGATGAGGTTGGCGACTTCCAAGAGCACCGTGGACCCGTTTTTCACCACCTGAATGGTGACGTGTTCGGTGTGGCCTGTTTGGTCGTAGGAGTACGTGAGGTTGATGGAGAACCAACCGGTATAGGGTGCCGTGTATTGGTTGGTCGTGTTGCTCCAGTTGTCGCCCTCGTCCACGCCGCCCGTGGCGTCGTCTTCAAGGTCCAACGTCGTCAACGACGAGCCGGTGAAGTCGGCCGTCAGTCCGGCGCGGGCGTTGGCGTTCTCCGCTTCGCTTGAGACGGGCGTCGGTGTGCCTACCAAGCCGGGGAGATAGATTTTCTCAAACGACTCCAAGCCGGTGCCTTCAAGGAACGTCGAGTCGTAGGTGTACCCGGCCGCGTCCATGATTTTGTCGAACACGTACTTGGCCTGAAACATGGGCGTCAATTCACCGACGTACATACCATCGGCGGACGACCACGGCAGGCGGTTGTTGTCGAAGTCCCAGTTTGCGCCCTTGTCGATGAGGCCGTAGGTAATCATGGGTCCAATGCCAAGCCCTGACCATGAGGAAATGACCTGTCCGTAGGTGAGGTCGTGGTTGTCCGCGCTGAAGTCGAGGTCGGACAGCATCCCGTCACCGATGGCCGTCTTTAGGTCCACGGCACCCGCAAAGAACACGAGCTCGATGTCGGCGTAGTGTTGTTTCTGAAGGTACACGGCCTTCACTTGCACGAAACCCCGAAGGATGGACACCGAACCCGAAAACAGCTCGGCCGCTTTCTTGGTCTTGAGGTTGACGCTACCCGGGTCGCTCGTGTTAATGGGTCCGAAGACGTCCATGTTCTTGGCCGTACCCGGCACGCGGAACGTCTGCGAAAACGAACCCACGGGGCTGTTGATGCCCTCAAGGTCGGAGAACTGGATGGTAAGGTTGACCGCCTCGTCTTCGTAGAGGTCGAGGTCAACGTCGGAAACGTTCAGCCTTAGCATCGCACCGGGTTTGCGTCTTCAATAACGAGAGACACCCGGTACATTTTGGACCCCGATGGTTCGATGACGAGGGAGTTGGTGTCGACCACGCAGGGCGCCCAATCTTCGGTGCCGTAGCGGTAGTAGACAAGGCGCGACCTCATGCAGTATTCCAAGAGCGCACGCTCGTCGGCCGTGAATTGGTCGTGGGTCAAAGTGAACCGGATTTTCCCCTCGTTGTGGAAGGTCGTGTTTTGACGGTCCCACGTGTTCCACGACGGGCTAATCTCTTGCCATGTGAGCGGGTCTTTGCGGAACCGCTTCTCGTTCTTTTGGATGGTCTTGGGGGCGCGTCCATCGAAGCGTAAGCCGTCCCACCCGCCGACGGTGTTGGTCCATGCCAGTTGGACGGGCTGGTGTTTGATGGGTCGGCAGTCCCTTCGGATGACGTACTTGGCGCCCACCTGAACGTTAGTTGAACTCAACGGGGTGATTTCAATGTAGCCCCACCGGTCGTCCCAGTTGCCGCCGAACAACTGCTGAAGCTGACCCGGCCCGCACGGAATCCAATAAAACGAAGCGGGGAGGTAGGGGCTTGACGAGATGCTTGTGAGGGTCTCGGTGTATATGCTGGTGCCGTCGGCCTCAAAAAGCTCGATTGTGACCTTGTTGATGTAAGTGGTAGCCCCAAGATAGGTAGTGGCTACAATGCCCACGCGGCCCTCGTCCTCGTCGCCCATGTAGCGCGTGATGACCTGCGACTTGTTTGGGAGGTTGGTGAGCCACGCCTTGGCAGTGTTGGCGAGGGCGTCGGTGTAATAATCCGAGAGGCTGGGGTGCTTGCCGTCTTTCAACTGCCACGCGCCACCCATGAGATATTTGAAGGAGCTGTCTTGGTTGAGCGTCTCGGTGCCGTCCTTAATTCGACCAACGCGAAGCGTGTACTTGCGCGCCACTGTGTCGGCGATGTCTGCCTTCTCAACCTTATTGTAGCCCGTCATGACAAAGCGGTTCGTGCTTTGATATTGAAGGCGCGTCGGAGGGGCCAGGCGGTTGGTCACCAGGTCGCCCAAGTCAAACACCCCGCGGTCGTTCTCGTTTGGGGTGATGTAGATTTTGGCGATGAGCGTGCCGTCGCCACCGAAGGCAAAGTTCTGCTCATATACCTGCACGATGTAACGGTCCGGCGTCTCCACCGCGTCGTTCATGACATAGATGAGGTGCTGGTTCGTGACGTTGAGGTCGTCAACTGGCTCCGATGTAAAGGCAACGGCCATTGGTTACTTCGCTTTGATGGTTATGCCTCCAATGTTGGCCGCCAATTCGAGGGCCACGTCTTCGGCTTTTGCTTGCGCTATCTTTTGGGCGTAGCGCGGCCACATGGTGTCGTAGGCTTCCGTCCAGTATTTCACCCCCGGGACGCCGTTCCTCTTGATTGCCCGCGCGATGAGATACGCCGCCGATTTGAGCGCCGACGGCGTTTGACGCGCGAAGCCCTTGCCTCCCTTTTTTTGCAGTCGCACCGGCTTGTTTCGCATCCACTGCATGATGGCGTCGGTGGGGGGTTGCTTCGTCGTGTACGAATACGGCGAACCGTGCGAACGATTGGTGCCGTTAACACCCCAATGAACAAAACCGGCGTAAGGAAGCGGAGAGCCGAACGCAACACGAGAGCCTTGACGGCTAAACGTGAGAGACCTTTGGAGCTTACGCGTCGCAACACCATACGAGCGATTGCGACCAATGCGTCGCGAACCAAGCTCGCGTTTTGCCGCGAGGGTTGTTTCCCTTGCGAACTCCTCCAAAATGGCCTCATAATTCGTCACGAGCGTTCACGCAAAAACAAAAGGGTTCGGTCGGTTGAGCCTGTTACCTTGACTTCACGAACGGCCGATGGAAAAGGGCCGTCTTGGTCGTGAATAAGGCTGATGCCGACCTCCGCGCGGTTGCTTCCCAAAACAAGCCGAAACTTGATGGTTTGAGAGCCGTGAGCCGATGTTGTGGTGATGCTCAAGTGGTCGCCTTCCAAGTAGCCGTCGCCAGCCCCGTCGGCCACAATGGTTGACAAATTGCCGGAACCGTCGAACAGGTATGTAAAGGTTGCCCCGCTCCCGTTTCCGGAAATGGTCGTCGCTGTCCGAAATGCCGCCGTAGCGTTCGCGTCGCTTGTGAACGTGCCGTTGGTGATGCCATCCTTTTGGTTGGGCTGTGAGCTTGTCACCAAAGGGGCGGCGTATTCGTGGCCGTAGGGCACAATGACGGCGCCAATGTCAAAGGTGTCTCGGTTAAAGACGTAGCCATTCACGGACTGAAAGCCGTCTGAGGCTTGTCCGGTAAACGAGCCAACCAAATCGAAGTCCATCATTTGTCGTCAGATTTGCGAGAACGGCCCAAGACGATGGCGTTCACAATTCGTTTGAGTACGTCCACCACCTTGTCGTCCTTGGTTGACTCGGTGAGGGCGGTGTAGGTTCCTGCGGCTCCGAGGATGGCGAGGGCCAACTCGGCCCAGTGGTTTGAGATAAATTCCATGTCTGTGGGTTTAGATGCTTTCGGTGAACCAACCGTTGTCGACCATGTAGTCGTGGTCGCGCACGGTGGCGGTGCTTGGAATGATTTGTGAGAACTCAATCTTGTCGCTCGACTCAATCAAAGAGCGAAGGGTGGCTACCTCGTCGGCGGGCACTTCAGGGAAGGCACCCACGAGGCGGTCGAGGTCCACGTCGTCGTGGCAGTAGATGACCCAGTCCTCGTCGATGTGCATGGCCCAGTCGCCCCCATCGGGGTGCTCCACGAGTCCGAAGACGGTGCCGTCGGCTTGGTAGTCGTGTTGCATGGCTTCAGGGGCGGTGATGTTGTAGAGCTCGCGTGTGATGAGTTCGGCGCGCTCCTGCGACGTGTGGTCGTCGTTGCTTAGGATGAGAATGTAGCTCATAAGTCGTAGTGGTTTGAGATGTTGCGTTCGATGCCTTCGCGGCGCTCGCTTTGGTCGCTGGAGTAAACGACGACCTCTTGGATGAAGCCGTTCATATGCCCCCCCGTTCCAAGTGCCCCGATGCCTGTGGTCGTGCTGTCGATGCCTGTGGTGAGCGAAAGGGTGCCAAGGCTTGTGCCGTTTAAGAACGCCTCCATGTCGGTCTGTGTTGCTCCCGCAATCATGGAGTGGAGGTTGTTGTTTGTGTTGGCGTCGATTGAAACACCGCTCACATCGCCGCCGTAAGCGTAGTTGAAGTCGCCGTTGTAGAGGACGGGCATTTGCCACCGTGCGTTTCCGCCTGTGTTGCCACTGGCCGCCAACAGGTATTGCGTCCCTGTGGTGTTCGAGAACTTACCCACCGCAAAGGACGAAAGGTTGCCAATGTCGAGGCCCGTGGCGTCGAAGGGGAGGGCGTCGTTGATGCCATCAAAACGCAAGGCCACGCGCCCGTCAACGCGTTGCAAGTTGCCGGCCGATGATTGGATGTTCGGGGTTGAACCGACGGAAGATTGGGTGATGTCGTTGCCGTTTCCGCTTTGGTCGTACCACGTCTTGACATTTCCCGCGTACCCATCGAGGAACGTGTCCAAGGCATCAAGGTCCAAGTTGCCGTTTGAGTCAAAGCCGATGTCCTGCTCGGGGTAGGGAGAGCTCGAAATTTTAACGACCCGAATAGCTGGCCCGGTGTAGTCGCTGTTCAGCTTGCGGAGGGAGTAGGCCGCATGGGCACCCCCGTAGGCGTCAAGCAACGGCGCGTCCTCCACTTGGTAGGCTCCTGAATAGAGGGCCATGTCCTTCTCGATGTCTTCGCGGTTGGCCGATTGGTCGGTGTTGTAAATGACCATCTCGGTCAGCTTGCCGTCGAAGTGGAAGCCGCTGTAGGTGCTGATGCTTAAGTCAGTCCACCCTTGCGTGCCAGCGGCTTCGTGAACCATGATGGCCCCGTTGGAATGTGAGGCCGCGTTGGTGACCATCATTGTGTGCAGGTCGTCGCGGTTTGTGGTGCCGGAAACGATGCCCGGCTTGACTCCGTTCACGTATAGCGTCGGTAGGGTTCCGCTGATGTCGTACTGCGAACTCAACGCCGTCTCTGTAGTCCCTCCGTCTTGCGGCACGAAGCTGTACTTGCCGCCTCCGTCACCTACGAACATGATGTGCACCGTGTCGTCCGTTTGGTAGTGCATATATGCGTCGAAGCGGTCTTGGTTCTTGAGGTCAGCGTGGTCAATGCTGAACCCGTCGTCGCTTCCGTCAAACTGAAGGGCGGGCTTGCCGTTGACCGTGATAAGCGTCCCCGCGTCCACGATGGTCGGTTGGTTGGACGTTCCACTTTGTGAGGCGTCATTGCCCCCACCGGATTGGTCGTACCACGTATCGACGGTGACGGTTTGCGAACCCGCAAAGGCCAAGAGGGTGGCCGTGTCAAGGTTGCCACCCGAGAAGCCGATGTCCTTGGTGGCGTTGTCGCTATCTCTCCGCACCTTAATGGCAGGGCCGAGGTAGGCCGAACGCAAGAGGCGCAAGCCATAGGCCGCCGCCGCGTCGGGGTACTTGTCGAGGAGCTTGTCCTGTGGGCGTGGGAAGACCTGTTGGCTTCGGCGGTCGTAGACGTGAAAATAAAACTCGTCAGAGGTTTCCACGCACTTGGCACGATGAACGGGGAACGGCGTGGGGTTTTGGCGGTCGTGAATCAAGCGGAAGGAAACCGTTGTGGCATTTGACCCATCGACCAAACGAAACTCAATGACCTGTGAGCCGTGTCCTGAGGTGGTTGTTATGGATAGCTTGTCGCCTACTTTGTACCCGCTTCCTGGGCTGCTTGCCCGAATGTAGTCCAGCGTGCCGTCGGCCAAAAAGCCGTAGTTGAATGCAGCGCCGCTACCTTCACCGGTGATAGTAGTCGCTGGTCGGTTGACTCCTGCTCCTGAGCCGGTATGGGTGAAGGTGCCGTTGCAAATGCCCGGGACTTGGTTCGAGACGGGGCCGTGGGTTTCACTTGCCGCCGTTCGGAGTGGAGCCGCGTAAACGTTGCCGAATGGCACGACGCGCATCATTGGTTCAGAGCTTGTAGGGCTGGCCAAGTAGCCGTTGACCTCTACGTAGTCCGAGTCGTTGTCGCCTTGATATTCGGCGCGGAGTTTCCAGTTGTTCATGTGAGTGGTGAGTTGCAAGAGTCGTGTTCGTAACCAACGGTCACGGAAAGGTTCAAGAGGACGCCGGACAGCACGTTGCTCCCTTCCTCCTCAAGGGGGACGGTGGAGGCGCTGGCGACGTCGAAGCGATGGGCAAAGGTGAATACCTCCCCACCGCGCTCCATGTCGGCCAAGATGTCCTCGGCTACCTGTTCGGCGTTTGTGATGGCGCCCTTTTGAAAGTCCACTTTGGCTTCGCTGTTGGGCGGGTTGTCAAGGATGTACACCTCGAACGAGTAGGTCTTGGAGCTTCCTTCGTAGCTGGCACCCGTGTACACGAGGTGAAGGACCGGGTAGGTCTCCAACTTGTCCAAGTCGACGTCAGAGGGCGAACCGAAGCTGAACGTCTGCACGAACGGGTTGGCCGCGACGAATACCTCGAAACGGTTCACAATGTTGGTGTAGGTTATCATGCTGTCGCCTGTTTGCGTTTGAACTCCAAGTCCTTCAGGAATGCGAGGTGGGTGAATACATGACCGACGGTGAGCTTGGTGACGGCTTCGATGCGAAGAATGTCCTCACCCGCAAGAGAATGGAGGACAGGATACCACCCCCACTTCTCCCCGAAGTCGTCGCCACCTTCGTCGCCGCTTGAATCAAAGAGGACTGCAAAGTGGCTAGAAGTTCGTTTTTGGTAGTCGAAAAAAAAAGCAACGCCCCCGCCACTTGGTCCGCTGGCATATCGAGAAACGCCTCGGCGTCTTCCTTGGCCGTGTAGGGCTCTATCTCGTAACGGTTGCCCCACTCCCTTGTGACGGGACGAAACAAGAGAGCCATAACCTTGTGGGCGTTCTTCCAAAAGTCCCCGCAAAGTTGCTCCGCGTCAATCCACTCGCCCGCTGTGAACTCGTCCCAGTTGGGGATGAAGCCGTAGCGCGTGCCGTTGAGCTCGAACGTTTCGAGGTGGCGTTGCGTTTCTGCCTTGCGAAGCGTTTGGAGGTGGTTGTATGCCTCTTGAATCAAAGCCCGGGGCATATCCCTCAACTCCTCCCAGTCGGTGCCCGTAACGGCGCCCACGCACGTCATGGGGTCGTCGCTCGTCTCAAGCACCTGAAGATGGCGCAAGGTGAGGTCGGCAAAAGTAGCGGGGAGGGACAGCTTCACACTCATAAGACGCGGTTTCGTGGTTTGCTTACGCGCCTAATTTACAAACGATTACCCGAGGGCGTACTTTCCGAAGTTGGGGTTGGTCTGCGTGTGGGTGATGGCGTACCGGCTCGCGTCGATGAAGTGGTTGAAAGCGTCCACCGGCTCGTTGAGTTGCCGCCCGTTCTTGTCCTCCTTCCATTTGTAGTTCCGAAGCTCTTTGATGCCGTTGATGCTTCGCGATGTGATGCCCAACGGTCGGGAGCGTAGGAAGTCCAACCCTGCCCGTATGCTGTCCCGTCCCTTGCGTGCTGGGTGGACGTTGAACCCGTGCCCGTGTATTTCGTCGATGCTCTTGGGTTCTGCGCTGTCCGCTACAATCATGGTCCCCCTACCTACCTCGGCGTCGCGTAGGGTTTGCGAGATGGCAGCGTTCGTGAGGCCAGTGGCGTAGCACACCTCGTCCAAGATAAACCCGTATCCGTCCGTGTACACCTTCACGATGGCCGTGGGGTCGTTCGTGTAGCCAAAGTCCAACCCGATGTTGAGGAGCTTGTATTCGGGCGGTATTTGGTCGAACTCCTTCCAGTGGGTGAGGATGGTCGAACGACTGACGCCACGCTCGCCCAAGCCGTAGACCTTCCAGTAGTCCGGGTCCGCTTGTTGTAGGCGTTCAATCTCTGCAATGACCGCATCCGGGAGGTGGGGGTTGTCGAGGTAGGTTGTTTGGTAGAAGTCCGCGTCGTCGCGTGGAATGACCTCGTCGTATATCCAATGGAACTCATCTGACGGGTTGTAGTCAATTAAGATTCGCCCCGTGGTCCTGAGGATGAGTTGCCGCCAGTCCTCAAGGTTGAGCTCGTTGGCCTCGTTCACAAATAGGATGTCACGCTTGCGGCCGCGCACCTTTTGCGGTTGGTCAATCGAAATGAACTCCACAAGGTTCCCGAACAGGATGTAGGTGGCTTCGCTCTTGTTGTGGTTGGCGACGTTGTAAATGCCCTCCCTTTCGAGGATGGTGAAGAAGTCACGCATGACCGACGCACGAATGGCCGGAAAGGTCTTGCGCGCGATTGTAATGATGGCGCCCGAGTTCTCGTTGTGGTGACAGAGCTCGATGAGCGCCGTCAGGATGGAGAACGTCTTGCCGCTACGTGTGCCCCCTTGGTGGACTTGTATTTTTGCTGGCGACTCTTTGACATGGTAATATGTCGCCGCCTGCCTCACTCGTCGTCGAGGGCTTCGAGTTCAGCCTTGACCGCTTCGGCGGCCTCTTGGGTGTCGTACTGCCCAATGATGGTCGCTTCCCCGTCTTGGGTTCCTGTGACGATGTAGAAGGTGCGCTCCTCTTCCGTGCCGTTTTCGGCTACGTTTCGGACGCTTGTGTTGATGGTGTAGGTCATGTTGTGGTGCTGTTGTCGTTGCCAAACCATGAAAGCGGCTTCTTCTCGGCTACCTCAATCTCTTGTCGCTCCACGTACCCGCGTCCCTTGCCCTTGGTCTTCAAAAAGAAAATGGTCGCGGCGGGGTTGCCCTCTTTGATGAGCTTGTGCAGGTGGCTCTCCGCAAAGTCGAGCGTCCGCCCTTCGATTGCTTTCACCTTGTTGGCGTAGTCGCTGTCTTTCTTCAGCCAGTCGTAGTGGGTGGACCGATTAATGCCGATTGCGTTGCAAGCTGTCGTCACGATGCCGAGCGACCGTTCAAGGGCTTCAAGCATCGCCTCTTTTTTGGTGTCGGTTTTGGTGGTTTTTAATGCCTCCATGCTATAAAAATAGAGCGCGTGGGTAGGATTCGCACCTCCCTCTTCCGACTGGATGCCGGACGCAACGACTCACTTTGCTTCACGCGCTTTTTGGGTACGGCTTACGACGTTCCTCGCACAATATACTCATTTCCTTCGTAAGTGGGTACACGTACTTTCTTTTGCCAGGTCTTTTCCTGGTTAATAGTTTGTCACGTATGGCTTTTGGTAGGGTATTTGGTCCGCGGTCGTGGCCCCACTTGCCTTTGTAGAAAACGTCTTTCCCGCTGGATTCGGTCTCCTCTACGAAAATCCAATTTGTAGCTTGGTAAATTGTTCCAAAGTGTTTTTGTCCCTTGTCCGCATAGCTTATTAGCAGCCGAACAAGTGGACACTTTTTTTTAATTAGTCGGATTGCAATGGCGACGGCTTTTGATGTCGAGCTTTGTTTGCCGTTTAGCGCGACCCGAACAAGCTCAAGGTATTGCCCGTGGGTCAACCCATAAGGTTTGCCCATAAAAGCAGATGCGCCGCCTCCAAAGCATATCACTCCGCACCATTGTTTTCCCTCAAATACGGAAAACGAAACAGAAGCCGCCGGGACGACTTTAGCATAGTGGAACGTTTCGCAGGCGTATTTCACTGCCTTGCGCGATGCTGGTTCAAGCCTCATGCCTCTCCTGCTGATACAGAAAAGAAAGCACCATGCCATTTTCGGTCAATGAGTTCCTGAATATCATTTTCCGCCTCTTGCAAGTGCTCTACTTTGTCAAATGTTATTCGCATCGTAGCGGGCTTTTCTTTTTCCTCTGCAACAAGGTCGTCAAAATCTGGTTCCTCTTCGGGAAGCCATACATGCATACCCCATTCTGTTAACAGTTCTGCATCCCACTCGTTTGCGAGCATATCGTGGTCCCATTCGCCGAAGCTCACGTTGTCCTTAATAATGAACTGGCCGTCCTTGTCTTCGTCCCATTCACGGACGTAGACGGGCACCTCTTCGAGCCCGGCAAGCTGGGCCGCCTGGAGTCGCATATTGCCACCGAGCACGACGCCGTCTTTGTCAATGACGATGGGCCGCGCTTCGAGCATCTCGGGAAACTCTTGCAAACTCTTCACGAGCTTGTTGAGTTGGTCCTTCCGAATGGCGCGGGGGTTGTTAGGGTTGGTCCGGAGATTCGCCGTTTTCGCGAATGTCACGGGCCGTGTTGAGGATGGTCTCAAGGGCATTGTAGAAGTTTTCGTCGGCGGTTGCAAAGTCAATCAAGAGAGCCCACGAGGTGGGGGCCATTGTGGCGCACTCAAGGTTGCACGTTTCGTCGCCGTTGTTTTTGGCTGTAAAGAGGACCCAGTCGTCGCACTGACCGAGCAGGCGCTTGGCCTTGCGAAAGGTGAGGGGTTTGTTGGTCATGCTGAAAGGAATTCGGTGTATCGGCGGCGCATATCCTTCTCGGTTTCGAGGAGCCAAAAGAGGGAGCGCACATGGTGGACGGCTGTGGCGTGGTCGCGGCACATGGCCTCGCCGATGGCCTTGTAGGTCCACCCTTGGTCGCGCAGGAAGTAGGAGACCATCTTGCGCCCGTCCACGTATTCACGACGGCGCACTGGGCTCACGATTTGTTCCCACGTAAGCCCGAGGCGTGTGACGCCGCGCTGGGCCCGTTGCAAGGCTTCGTCGTCCCTCATGGTGTACCCGCCCTTGCTGGCAAGGATGCCGACGGCTAGGTAGAAGGATTCACTTGGGATGTTTTCGGTCGCTTTCATTGATTAGCTTTTTCAGTGTTTTCAACATTTTGCGGTTGCACCCCCCGCAAGAGGTGGCCCGCTCTTTGGTGCCGAAGATACGGTTGTAAAGGTCGGCCAGGTCTTGGTCAGTTAACGACCTGACGTCGTTGTCTACGATGTCAAGGAATGCCTTGACCTCCGCGAGCTGTTCATGTGTGATGACGGCTTCCCACTTACCCAGCGGACACTCGGCCCACTTGAGTCGTGTCTTGGTCGGCATATGGCACCCGCAGAGCTTGGAGTCGGTGAACGCCTCGGTGACGAGCGGCCCACAACTTTGGGTCGCCTCGACGAAGTGTTCACACCCTCGGCAGGTGTTCAATCTATTTGCCCTTGTTTGTGCGCTGACGATGAACATGGCGGAGCTTGGTTTTGCTTCGGTGGAGGGATTGGTAGAGCGTGGTCGCCGGTATGCCTGACTCCCTCGCCACTTGTCGGAGGTTGTACCCGTCGAGGTAGAGGTTGAGGACGGTGCGGTCAAACCACGCAAGGTGGCGGGTTAAAATTAGCGCGTTCTCGGCCTCGAAAGGGTCGCGGGTAGGGTCAGGGTTCCCCAGCTCTATTTGAGGGGCGTCTACATACGTGAAAAGCCGCTTGAAGGCCCCTCGCGTTGATTCTATCCACATGGCCCGGCGGAAGTAGGCCGCGTATTTGTCGATTGGTCTGCCGGTGCTTGCGAGCGCGTCGATGCACCGGAGGTACACGTTGTGGACGAGGTCACGCCCGTCGGGGTGGAACGACTGGGCCGAGGCCACGAGGTCGTCGTAGTTCTTTACGAACCACGCCTCAAATTCCCTTCGACGAGCGGAGTTCATCCACGAGGCGTTTGTAGTGGTGGTACATTTGCTCAAGCTCGGCGCGTGTCCATTTGCGCGTTTGCTTGGACTCGATGAAGAGCTCCTCGGCCTTTCCCTCCCCAAACTGGGCGTCCAAGTTGCGAGCGAAAAGGAACTGCTCACCCGACCGGAACCCGTTGCACCGCTTGCACTGGAATTGGACGTTGTCCTCATGCCAGCGGGTAGACATACAAGCCCGGCTCATGAAGTGGCCGGCGTCTACTTCGGACCAATGCCGCCTCGAATCGCACGTGTAGCAACGTCCATGACCGGTGTCGTCGGTCGCGCGGAGCCGCACATATTGAGAAAAGACCGCGTCAACCTTCTTGACCATCGCCCCCCGGGGGTTCGTGGTCTTTCGTGTTCGGGTACGGGATGAAGTCCCACCGGCCTCGCTCGTCCGTTTGGACGCGCTCGACTTCGGTTTCCTTTTGAGCGGCTTGCTTCGCTTCACGGCGTTGTTGGGCGTATTGTTCGTACAAGGCTTTGACCTGTTCGTCGTCGAGGTTGTTGGGGGTTGCCTTTTTGAGCTCGCCCCAGTTGGCCTCACGTCGCTCGGCTCGTTCGCCTTCGTACTGCTGAAATATAGCCACAAGTTCAGGAAGTTTCAAACGCTCATATCCGGGACGGTACTGGCCCGTCTTTAGACGGTGGAAGATGATGGCCCATTCCTCCAGCTTCATGGCCGGAAACTCAAGGCGCAGGTGTTCCACCGCGTCGATGATGTCTTGGTCCGCTGTGATGGTGCGGGAGTAGTCCAAGTACCGGAGCGTCTTGGCGACCATCGCGATGAGGGTGGCTTCGACCGCCGCTTGCGTTTGTGGGTTGTTGTAGGCGGCTTGCACGTTGACGCCTTCACGCCATGCCTCCACCGGGTCCATCCGCGAGGCGGCGGAGATGTTGCTCAATGAGTGAGCCGTCCGTTGGACCATTTGTTGTTGAGCCTTTGCGAGTTCTTTCATTTTTTCCGAATTGTTCAGTTCTGCGAATCCAACCGCGCGCGGCGGCCTTCCAATCTTTGATGGGTTTGCCCCTGCCCTGCGTCCACCCGTTGGCCTCGTAATAATCCCAAAACGCCATCGCGTCGTCTTGGGAGGCTTGGACCTTGGTAAACGCCTCAACCACCTCCTCCAAACTGTGAGGGCGTGCCCCTCTCTTTTTCATTGTGTTTTTACTTGTTCTTTCTACTGTATTAGTAGGGGTACTATTTTTTCCGTCTGCCCGAAACGTTTTTTCCGTCTGCCCGAAAGAACCTTTCCCCCTGCCCGTAAAAATTTTACGGTCTGCCTGTGCGGTTAAGTGCCGAACGCGTCCGTCGAAACGCGATTGAATGTAACCAAGCGCCTCCAGCTTCTTGATAGCCTTGGATGCGGTTGGTCGGCTTATGCCGTATTCGCTTTGGATGGTGTCGTTGGCTTTGTGAAATGTCTTGCCCGCACCCGTGAACGAATCTATCTCGGCAAGCAAAGCCTTCTCAACAAGTGACAACCGTTCGTCCAACCAAACCTCGGCGGGAATCCACACGCCCTTGAACTCTCTTTGTGTCATGGGTACGTCTGTATTGTCCACCACCGTTTCTTCCAAGGGTCCCACGTCTTGACGCCGTGGTAGTACGTCCTTTGGGGGCCGCTGTGGTATTTGCTGCTTTTCTTGTGTGAGTTGGGAGGGAGGGAGCCGAAGCCCCCTCCATCTATCCAACCTTGCGCGAGGTTCTTGTCGCTCATGCTTCGGCAAGTTTAGTGAAGTTCTTGACGCCTTTGTACAATTCGTACAACGTCGAGTCCTCCATCTCGTCCCACATATAGTCGAACGTCCGTCCCCTTGCGTCCTTGTCAGCCACCGCGAGGGCGGCGTTGCTTACAAGGTAGGCCAGCGCCTCGTCGGGCAACTTCTCCACGTTGAAGTGGTGCCAACTAAAGCCGTACGCCTCGACCATGTACCACACGGCCTTGGGGTGTTTGTGCGATTTGCGGCTATGGGTCGGTTTGACCCCGCACCGTTCAAGGAATCGCTTGCGCAAAGCCCACACCTCCGGGTCGCGTTTGTGTACCTGTCCGCCTTCCGGCTGTTGTGCCCGGAAGTTTTGGTAGACCTTGTTATAAAAGTCCACCACGGTCGGGTATTCGCTGTCTTCGATGTCGTAGGCGTCCATGAATCTCTTGAGGTCGTCGCGGAACTTGTCGCGGTCAATCTCTTCGAGCATTTCGTAGCTACAACCCATCGACACGCACACCTCCCAGTTGTTGCACGCCTTGAGAAACTCCCGGAAATGGGGCTCCCGTGCTTCGTCGAGCGTCTTCATGGCGTCAGCCTTTTAGGTGCCTCCTGTGGGATGCTGTCGAAGTTCTTGCTTTCTAACCTCCGGTGCTCCGCTTTGAACTCGGGCCGCGTCATAAGCGCCGCCCGTTTCAATTCGTAGTTCAAGAGGTTCCCGCACTCGTGGACCAGCTTGGCCGTGGCCGCCGCCTTGTAGACGTCGACCTCGTCGGCTTCGAGCTTCTCCAACGTTGTACACAACGTGTGGAAGAGGCTCTTTGTGTTCACGGGTCTCATGCGTTCTCGGTGTTTGTCAGCTCGCCCTCACGGAACACCACCTCCGAGATGAGGCTGGTGGCCGTCGTGTTCTTGTCGCGGATGATTTCCGGAGCGTGGAGCAAGATGCCCCGGGGGTTGCTTTGGACCCAACGGTACACGGTCGACCGACCGACGTTGAGCTCCTCGGCGCACTTGTCGAGGCTCCCGTAGTGTTTGCAGATGTATTCTTTCATGATTTCATTGTTCTTGACATTGCTACTTGCTCCAACCACACGCTCCAACCGCTGTCGCATTTGTCGCAGTGGTATTCCTGTTCTGAAATTGCACTACCTCCAACGGTGTGGCCAATGACTCGTTCGACGGTCATGATGCCAATCTTACCACACTCAAGGCAATCTTCAAAGGTTTTCATGGCTCAAAACTTGGTGATTTCGAGCGCACCCCAAAACCACTTCACCGTCTTTCGTGGGACGTTGGTGTACTTGGTGTACTTGGCCGACTCCTTCGGCTTGCGGTACGGCTTGAGGTTCTTTTGGCTCAATCGCAGGGCGATGGCTTTCGAGGTTCGGCCCATGACCTCGGACATTTCGTGCGGTGTCTTGCTTTGGGCATGGAGGTGGAGCATTTGCTTTTCGTCGGCTTCAGTCCATCGGGCGTTGTGCTTGTTCATGTTGTTGTGTTTTCGTGTTCCTTCATTTTCAAAATGTCGAGGGCAGGGCTCGTGATTTTCTGCCAGTGTGTGGGGAGGGCTTGGTTTGGCCTGAAGGTCGTCCAGTGTTTGCCGTCCCATTGGTGCATCTCATAATCCGTCGGCCACTTGTCCTCGTTCGGACTCAACCAACAAAGGAGGTAGAGGCCCGGCCTTTCCGGGCGCCCTTCACTCCATCGAAAGTCCCAGCCGCTCACGGCTCGACCTCGTTTTTGATTTGACGACGTGCCTCAAGGGCAAGGCGTGCGTACTGCATGACCTGTTGGTCGTAGTTAGGCGCCGAATTGTCGCAAACCTGCATCGCCACACCGACCGCCCACGAGGCGATGATGCCCTTGGTGTTGTCGTTGTTGCCAGCACCACCCGCAAAGGGCTTGGGGAGGCCGTTGAATCCCGGCTTGTCGAGCTTGAGCTTGGTGCCGTGGTGCGTGCTCAGTGAGGTGTATTCGACCTCGGCGCCCACTTGCCATTTGTCGGGGCTCTTTGCGTTCACGACTCCGGTCGCGCCGTCGTCAAGTTCAACGTCAAAGGCGTACATCAGTCCGTGGCTTCCTTGCCACGTTGGGGGGTTTGCGGGTTCAATCCGCGAGATTTTGGCTTGTGCCATTGTTCAGGGGTTTATAGTTACGACCTCAAAGCCTTGTGCCTTGATGCCTTGAATTACTCGGTCTCGGTTGTGTTCGCCACGGAACCACCACCGCGTGTTGTAGTCGCGGTCTTTGTGGCGGGTGTCAATGTACAGCGTGTACCCCATTTCTTCCATGCGGTCTGGCTTAAACTGGCACCCGTTGTCGGGCATGAACACGGAGGGCAAATCGAGGGCGTCCTTGACGACCGTCTCGCCGCTCTTCTTTTCGTAGTGGTCTTTCATACGTCCCAATCTTCAAGGTGTTCCGCAATCTCTTTCCAGTTGACCTTCGCCATGTCCTGGGGTCCGTCCATGTCGGGCGTTCCCTCGGGGAACATGGAGTGAAAGAAAGTCTTGCACTTCAGTTCGAAGGCTGTCAGAGGGGCGGCCCATCTCACAAATTTGCAGACCTCCCTGTGCAGGGATTGTTCGTTGTCGGCCCACAGGAGAACCTGCCATGTCTCCCAGTTTGTCCAGCCATTGTAGGTGTTGTCGCTCATTTTGCGTGGTTTTGGATTTGTTTCTTGAAGTCAGCCCAAAGGGTGTCGAGTTGTTGTTTAAAGATGTCCGCGTCGCGCTCAATGGATTTGGCGGTAATATGCTCCATCCATTCGTTGTAGTCCTTGGCCGGGCTGTCCGGGTAGACGGTGTGGCTGATGCCGTTGGGTTTTAGGGTCTTGTCCATTTGTTTTGGGTTTATTCGTGTTCGTAGTCGCAATGTTCGAGGCACTCGGTACAAATCGGGTTGTCTGGGTCGCAGGGGGCGCCGCAACAATCGCTCACGGCCCCCATTGGTGTTTCAATCATTGAGCTCAAAGTAGATGAAGTTCCGGATGAATGCGTCCTCTGTGCCGAACTCGCGGCTCAACGTTTCCTTCATTTCCTTGCGGTTGTAGCCGGCTTTGAACAAGTCCCAGTAGCTTGCGCGGATGGCTTTCTTGATGCCGCCGTAGCCATGCTGGGCGATGATGGCCTTGATGTTTTCAGGTGTTTGTCTCATATCCCAAAGATAGGACACTCTTTCCTTGTTTCCTAATTTTGACACAAAAAAAAGAGCCCCCGGCGTTCCGGAGGCTCCTCGACTGAAAAAAACAAATGATTCGACCACCTGATGGCCGTGGCTAATATACTACGAAGCGTCGCGTACTTCGACGCGGTAGACGTCTCGGTTTTCAACGAAGCGCACCCACCACCCCCCAAGGGTTGGCGTGTTGAAGCCCTTCTCGGTGGCCCACCCTGCGAAGCGGTCCCCGAGCTTTTTGTAAGACCCGAGGCGCATGATGTAGCGCGTGCTCTGTTCGAGCTTCAACTTTTGATTGATGCGGTCCACGGTGACGGGGTGGTACCACTTGTTATGGTCGTGGCCCCTTACGATGAAGTCGGCGTCGGGGAACTGGGCAAGGTCGAGGTCGTTGTTGAGCACACCCTTCGAGCGTTTGGCGTTGCCGCCGTATCCGTGGTGATAATGGACGAGGAATCGCTTGCAACTTTTGCCGCCACGGTGACACGTCAAGCCGAGCCACCCGGCGTACCCTCCGGTCTCTACCCGTCCCCCTGCGGCGTTTATGATTTGCGCCACGCGGTCGATGGGCGACACCATCATTCTCTTTTCGATGTTGGTTTCGTGGTTGCCTCGTGCGATGAATCGAATGACGTCCTTGTATTCGGCCAGCTTCTCGCCCACGTCTTGGATGACTTCGTCGACGTAGGTACACGACTTGTATTCGGGGCGCAGTTCGGAGTAGTTGCCCCGAGGGTCGAAGCGTCCCTGCATGAGGTCAAACAGGTCGCCAAAAATGAAAACGCCGGCCCCGATGCGTCGCGCCTCTTCGAGGTGGCGGTGCAAGAGTGACCGGTCGCATTTGACGCTGTCGTAGTGGACGTCCGAGATGAACAAGAGGTTCTTGTCCGTCCCTCGCTTTTTGAAGTCGAGGTCGACGTGGTGAACTGTGCGGCTCTTTCTTAATATGTCCAAAGTACGTTGGGTTTTTTGTTTTTGTCCATGTCCGCGTGAATGAAGTTCTCGGCCACCCCAATGCGATTGAAACCAGCGTCGAGCAATGCCTCAACCATGAGGTAGCGGCGTTCGCTGTTGTCGACCCGCAGGTCAACCGCGAGGCCCAAAAGATGGCTCGACCGGGGCGACCCTCCGACGGCTCGGTTGTGTGCGATGGTTCGCACGCCACTCGTCACCACAAAGGGAAAACCCGCAAGGTCACGGGCGTTCTCCAACGCTTCGATGACTGCGGGCTCCATCATTTCACCGGACCCCGGTTCGTCGGGGCTGTCGAACTCTGAGAGCTTGAAGTATTTGTACATTTTAGCGGGTTTTGAGGCGGTCGTTCTCCTTCTCCAAGAACTCAAGGCGGACCTTGTATTCGGCGAGCTTGGTGAGCACCTCCGTCAATTTACGCTCTGTTGCCGCTTTGTCGTCATAAGCCTCCTCCAATTTTTGCTCAAGGACCGCCACACGCTCCCGGAGGTCGTCCCGGAACATAGTTTGGTCGCTCTTGTCTTGCGTGCGCTCGTCGTGCTTTAGCTTGAGCCGCTTTTGCCAAAATTGCCACGCCCCGGCACTTGTGAGCACGGTGGCGAGGGTTATGATGACGGTGGTGTAGTCGCTCATCGCTTTTTGTACATTTCCTCGTTTGTGACGCGGTACAGGTTCCACACGCTCATGCCGCAAATAAGCAACCACCCCAAGTGCGACCCCTGCATCATTCCGGCGGTGGTGTAATTCGCCACGGTCGCGATGGAGATAACGCAGGCGATTTGGACGGCCAACTTGCGCATGAACAACCGACCGTCCCACAAGGCACAAAACACTTGAAAGGCGCCCGCCAAATGGGCCGCAATTTGCAGGGCCGCCCACGGCTTGCCGAGCTCAAACATGGCGAAGGGCAAGATGGCCATGTGGAGCACCCCAATCATAAGCTCGTTCGACTCGCTGTCGGTGTACTTGAGGATGGCCTTGGCCCTTGCAAGTCCTTTCTTGTCGCTTAATGGCATCAGACGTAGCGGTTGAACTCAAGCCACGCCGCCAGGAGCTTGCGGGCGGTTGTCTTGAGGCTTTGTTTTAGGCTTGGCTTTGCGTTCATCTTCCTTTTTTAACCACGCACGGAGGGCGCGTTCGTTGTCCTTGCGGGTCATTGGAGGAGCTTGCGGGCGAGGTCTGGGTCGATTTGGTCGTGACCGCCCGAGATGGTCATGCCGTTTTGGTAGTACGCCGTCCGTTGTGGTA